CCATATCAGCACGACCACCTGCCGCTGGCGGCCAGCCTCGATGGCACCGCAGTCGGCAAAGGCTCAGTGGTCGCCAACTGGGATAAGGGTATCTATGTGCCTCAAGGCGGGGTAATCGACATTGAGGGCATCGGCGTCCTTGAGGCCAAGCTGACTAGCGCACGGCCAGAGGAAATACCAGCACCGCACAGAGGCCCGCTGCAATTGCAGGCACAGCTAATGTGTACCGGCTATAAGTGGGGCTGCGTCGCCGTGCTGTATCAAAGCACGACCCTGCGTCTGTTTGTCTATCAGGCTGATGAGGTCGTGCAGCGCCGCATCCGCGAGGCGGTTATTGATTTTGAAAATCGCCGAAAAAATATGGACAAATACCCGGTCGTGTCACCCGCTGATGGGGTGGCGGCATATGGCAAGGTCGATGCAGACGCACCGCCCATCGAACTAGAAGGCGACGACGCAATGTGGGTTGACCATTTGATGACGGCCAAGGCCAACAAGGCGATGGCCGAGCGTGAGATCGAAATAGCTACTTCAGCTATTATGGACAAGATGGGCAGCCACGACACAGCCTTTGCGTCAGTTGGCAATCGCCGGGTGCAAGTTAAGTGGCCTACCCGCAAGATGCGGGCGCAGCCTGAGAAGGTCGTGCCAGCAAAGCCTGAGACTGTCATGCGCCAGAAAACCCTAACGCTAAAGGAGATCGACTGATGGCTAAACAAAATGGCCCAAGGCGCAAGGAAAGCTCGTGGAAGCCGGTTGTGGACGCGGTGGCTGCTTACCACCGCCACAACGGCTACGGCCCGACAGTGAGCGAAATAGCCTATGTTGTGGGGCGATCAAGAACAGCCGTCAGATTTCAGTTAGACAAGCTGATCGAGGATGGCATCATAACGCACACGCCCGGCAAGATCAGAACGATCAGGGTGGTTGAGTAAAGGGGCGAAAGCCCCTTTATTTTTTACCGAAAAATTTAGCCGCAGATCGTGTTGCAAAACTGGCTGAGACAATAACGCCAAGAGTGTACTGGTAATATTCCGGCATAGCTTCTAAAGCCGCAAAGCCCTCAGATACTATGTGCCTACCCCAGTCACCACAAAACGCGAGGATCAGCGGGATGCTAAACAAAATTGTTAGCCACTCGTCCTTCCAAGAATTTGCAGAGGCATCAGCCATCTTCAAGTCCCAGTCGATTTCGCCGGTAGCCTTTTTTTCCATTATGGTGGCCTCTGCCTTAGCCTTGGCTACCTTTGCGCCTGTCTCGGCCTTAGCGGTCTCCACGCGGCCTTCTAGCCACGTTCCTGCGAGGCTGGAGATTGGGCCTAATAGTGCTTGTATCATTTCTTTGTCTCCGAGTTTAGAAACACGGCCAGCGATCCTGTCATTGCACCAGTGACCACGCTAATCAGGCTGGCCTGTTGTGTCGATAGGTCTGGCTGGGATAGCGCCCACTCGATGCAACGCACATAAACTACCGTCATCGTAAAGATCATCAGGCGCGGGATGATCTTGTATTCTAACAGCGCCTTAGCCATCAGCCAGCGCTCTCATTCGTTTGACCAAACGCTCCGAGCGATTGGGCAGTTGACGCGCCCACTTGCTGTCGAGCATCTCTAACGCAGCCCCAGCCCAGTCACGCGCATCAACACAACGCTTCATGCCTTTAAAAAGTTTCATCGTGGGCAAGCCCATATTAAACATCATGTTGGCAATGATGCGCTGTGCCTCTTCGGGCAAGTCGCTGAAATCCTCATAGAGCCGGTGACAATCCTCGCGCACGATAGCGATGTCCAGATCAAATAGCTGCTTCATCCGGCGCTCAGTAATCGTGTAGCCCTCTGGCTTGCCGTGTTCTGTGTCGCCCTCAATGATGCGATGGCCTACGCCAACAGTTAGGTGATTTTCTGTGCAGCGGTATATATCGAGGCGCATACCCTCATCAGAGATTAGCTCATCTCGTAGCTTTTCGATATCCATTACCGCCTCATTTCCAGAACGTGATCAACCGCTTTAGCCCAGCTATCAATCTCCGCTTCAAGTGTAAAGCGCGTCGGGGACACGCGCATAGATCGTTGGCAGATTGGGTGCGACATGAACAAGCACCGGCGGGCATTGGGGGAAACAAGGCACAGAACATCGTAATCACTCGGCTTTGGTAAATGTTTTGTTTTGCAACCGTGACCCAATTGGAAATGGTGACGCGGAGATCGACCATCTTGATTACCCAATAAAGACGCAGTCTTTGCCTGCACTCTGATAAAGTCATGCGTTCCATTCCAAGCCACCAAATCCACTCGATCTTGCTGCGCCATAGAGACGCGCCAGCCGAGGCCTAATATTGCGGCAGCGGCGATGTATTCGCCAATCAGCCCGGTTGTTGTTTCGCTCATGTAAGGCCGATAGCTTTCGCCGTTGACACCATTATTGTTACAAACAAACCTACCACAACTAGCACCAACAAGAAAATAGCCAGACCTATCTTTAAGTTTTCAATGGCCTCATCATGCGCGATGGCCGCAGCCTTGGCCGCCGCAAGGCGAGCCTCTTTCTGCTCGCGCAAAGCCTGATTGTGGTGGTTGATAATCTCTTGCCACGTCGACGGCTGATCCGCTGGTTTAGGCCAGCGCATATTGATCATCGTTGCGATCTGCTGCATCTCTTCGTTGAGCCGCTTCGCCTCAAGCACTGCGTCGATACTGCCCTTAAAGCTAACATCACCAACCCCGGCTTGCTTGTTTCGTTCCTCGTTCAGTTTCTTTTGCGCCGAGAACAATGTGCCAATCTGCTCACCAAGATCAGCCACAGATTGCACATCATTAACCCGCGCCTTGATAAAAGCAATGGCATTTGAGGCGGCGGTTACTGCCGCTATGGCTGTAGTAATAGGCTCCATTAGGACAACATTCCTTTCCGCAGCGGCAGGCACTTGTAAGATTTGGCGATTAGGTCGCCGGGCAGTTCGCCAATGCCCTGTGCCATCTCATGTACGCGCTCAACGCAAGCCTCATAGCTAGGCCAAGGGCCGCGAAAGTCATGTAGCTCAATGCAATTTTGTGGAGCGCTTAAAGAGCAGGCCAATACAATAGCCTTAAACATCGTCCTGTCGACCAGTCAACCGCTTCACGGTCTCGGTCTCCCAGATACGAAGAAGCCACCAACACAACGCAACCAACGCAGTAATTTCAGGCAACGCCTCAAAGAACGCGCCTATCGTAATACCGCCGAAAGCTAGGTCAGCCGTTGTCTTGGTTTCTTCGCTCATTTAAGCCTCGTATGCTTGACCAGCAGCAATAGCCGCATTAGCCGCAGTCATATCCTCTGTAGTCCAGAAGTCCTTAGCAACCATAATCTCAAGATGCTCAACATTTCTGTTTACACAGTCCTGCTTGTCTGCGGCATCATCATCAGCCATAGCCTCGCCAGCAATAATAGCATTGATGAGGTCAACGCTGTGACCCATTGCATCATAATGCTGTGCGATTTGTTCTGCTGTTAGTTCGTCCATTAGTTTGTCTCCAGTGCTTGTACTTTAGCTTCCAATGTTTCAATCCTGTCCATTGCTTCTTGCAGGGCTTTTGTTAAATGCGCCACAATACCAGTGGTGTTTATAGCTTTTCCACCATTTCCTTCAATTCCATTTTCTGCGTCAGGCGCAGCATAATCATCTCCAATAACATCATTAGGCAAAAGAACTTCAACTTCTTGTGCAATAAAGCCAGACCTTGTGCCACGACCCTCTTGTTTCCAATCAAAAGTAACAGGGCGAAGTTGGCTGACCGTATCCCAAGCAGATGGAATAGTCTGGATGTTTTCCTTTAATGCAACATCAGAGGTGTCATTAAAATCCCCTGACGTAACACCATCTGTCATTGTAAACTGGGTATAAAAAGCAGTGTCTGCACTATTTGGAGTTAAAAACTTCATTCCTCTGCGGAACAAAGTCTCACTGCCATTGCCAGAAAAACCGCCGGTTGTGTTACCGACAGGGTCATACCCAATAGAAACCGAATGGTTGCCGGATGTTTGACCCAGCATTAAAACAGTATAACCGCCGCTATACCCGAAATTAGTTGCGCTAAAATCCAATCTAGGCTGTCCAACACCGGCATAATAACGGTGAATATCATTTGTACTAGCCCCACCAGCAATACGAATTAAGGGGAAACCATCGCCATCCGACAGCACAACATTGTTGCTGGATGTACGGATGTCTAGACCGTTAGCGTTGCCACCGTAGCGGCCTATGATGGTGTTGTTGTTGCCTGTGGTCATTAGCTGGCCCGCTTGGCGACCAAGGTATGTATTGCTTTCACCTGTGGTGTTTGACTGGCCCGCTTCTGAACCAAAGAAAGCGTTACGTTGACCCGTGCTGTAATATCCAGCCTGATAACCCACTGCCGTGCTGTTGCTAGCGGTGGTGTTGGAGTAGAGGGCCGCATATCCAAAAGAAACATTGTTAGAACCGGTTGTGTTTGTTCTTAAAGATGCCGCACCAAAAGATGAATTATAATTGCCTGTGGTGTTTAAGTATTGTGAACGATAGCCAAAGGCAGCATTTGGAGTGCCAGTAGTGTTTGCGTAGCTTGCCTGATAACCAACAGCAGTGTTTTCGCTGGCGGTGTTGTTGAAGGCTAGTGAACGGTCACCCAACGCTACATTGTAGTTGCCAGTAGTGTTGTTATATAAAGAAGTATTACCCACTGCCGTGTTGCTAGCACCAGTAGTATTACTGTAAAGAGATACATACCCAACAGCGGTGTTCTCACTTGCGGTGGTGTTGGAGTAGAGTGCTGTATAACCTACAGCCGTGTTATAGTTGGCGGTGGTGTTGGAGTAGAGGGACTGACTGCCAAGCGCAGTATTAAGTCCTCCAGTTGTATTAGTAAGTAATGACCTATCGCCAATAGCTGTATTGTTATTTGCAGTGGTGTTGGAGCCAAGAGAATCTTTACCAACAGCCACGTTCTGTGCGCCCGTGGTGTTTGCGTCTAAAGCCCCATAACCAATAGCAACTAGTTGATTTCCAGTAGTATTACTATACCCTGCCTGAAAACCAACAGCAGTGTTGTTGCTGGCGGTGGTGTTGTTTTCTAAAGCAGAACGGCCTATAGCCACATTGCTTGACCCAGTGCTGTTGTCATATAAAGCGTATTGACCAAAAGCACAGTTTTCATCGCCGGTGCTATTAGACAAAAGTGCTGTATATCCAGTGGCAGTATTGCCTTGACCAGAACTATTAGCACTTAATGCGCTTGAACCCAAGGCTGTGTTGTAATTCCCCGACAAGCTGCCATCATCTAGTGCAGCATCACCCAACGCCACGTTATATGTGCCAACAGGATAGTTACCATCCAGCTTGATTGTGCCATCTACGTCTAAAGTTGCGGAAGGAGTGGCATTACCCACCCCAACCCTATCGTTGACCTTATCAACAACCATAGTGCCGCTATCAAAGTTAAGGTCAGCTAGATTTGCTAAGTCCCTTGTTTTACTCATTATACATTCTCCAATGCGGCTATACGTGCCTCAAGTTCTTGGATGGTTTTTACTAATAGTGGTACTAATTTAGACTGGTCAATGCCTTGGTAATCCGGCACTGAACGTGTACCCATAACCGCAGGGGTTGTCTCACGCCATTGCTGGCCTTCTGCTAGTTCCTCTGGGCGTTCAACGTCAGTGCTATGGATAACCTCAGCAACCGCTGGTGTTACCTCGTTGTCATCCTCGTCTAGTACAGCCTCAATAGCTGGTGTGTAGATGTCACCTGTGGCTGCGCTGACTTGGTATTCCTCGTCACGCATACCATTGTGTGTGCCACTGATAGCCTCTGGTACGACAGTCTGAACCTCGTGTGCTAGGAAACCATCGACTGGAACAGCGTCATCGCCATCAGCAATCCACTCAAACCTCGCAGGACGTAACTGCTTGAGACGTGTAGTTGCATCCCAGTCGTAGGTTACTGCGGTCTTTAGACGGTAGTCGGATGAGGTGTTGTATTGAGTTGATGACGTATTAAGAATAATATTTCCGCAGTTTGTTGACCCATTAAAAAACGCAATACCGCTTCGACCATTGCCGCTGGCCCTGCGAATTGTTAGAACACCGTTGGGTTCAAAATGTGCGTGGTCGTCTTGTGTTAGACTTGTG